GGCTGTATCTGCCATGTATTCACCTCCTTTGAGGCGATTGGAGTAACGGGTCGCGCTTCCGCCTTGGCCCCCGTGTGGGGCTGTACTCCGCTGGCAGGTTCTGGCCTTGGCTGCGTCTCAGGCGCTGTACCGAAGTCTGCAACGCAGACTGTACCACAGTTCGAGAACTATCGAACAGTCGAAAGGTACTTGCGCTGCTGCTTGGCCTTGGCGCGGAGACGGCCAGCTTGCTTCTTGGCCGCCGCGCGCTTCGGGTCCGGGTAGCTGATCTTCATGGCTCCCGCGTATGAGGCCGTGTCCGCCATTACGGCAGGTTCACGGGCTGGCCCGTCTCGTGGATGACGTTGCCGGACTGCACCTCGTCGGAGCAATCGGTGGAGACGCCGTACGCGCCCACGTTCGGGCTGAACCTGGTGCTGAAGTGGTTGTCCAGCACGCGGTAGTTGCTGCCCTTGGCGCCCTGCTGGCAGTAGAGCGCGACGGCTCCGCCAGCGAGCAGGTTGTTCTGGATCAGCACGTTCGTGTCGGTGTTGGTGCCTTTGTTCGAGATGATCGCGCTGGTCCCGAGCGAGCCGTTGGAGTGGACGCCGTAGATCGTGTTGTGGATCAGCGTGACGTCCAGCGCGCCCGGCGCGTACCCGGCAGCGCAGCCGTTACCGGTTCCGGTCCAGTGGCCGCACGCCATCTGGAGGCCGTCGGCGTGGCAGCCGTCGGACTGCGGGCAGCCGGTGCCCTTCAGGTCGTGGACGTAGGAGTCCTGCACGTCCAGCTTCTGGTTCGTGTCGAAGCCGTTCTCGCATCCGCGCACGTTCACACGACGGAAGTTGGCGTGGCCCTCACCGAAGCATGTGCTGGCGGCGCCCTGGCCGTCGATCTCCGAGTCCTGCACGGTCAGCGGCGTCCAGGCCGAGTTGAACTGGGCGTCGTCCACATACAGCGAGTAGCCGCTGCCGCAGGTGATCTTGGAGTTCTTGATGATCACGCCGCTGGCGCGTACCGTCAGGCAACCGATGGACTTCGAGTCGATGATCGTCCCGGCCAGCGTCACCGTGGACGGGCCGGTGTACGGAGTCAGAGCAGTGCCGCTGGGAACGCCAGTGTTGGAGGCGTCAGGGTAGCCGCCGGGCGGCGGGGGAGGCGGCGGTGGCGGCGGCACCGGACAGCCGGTCGGGTCCACCGGAGTGCCAGCCGGGGTGCCGGGACATAGGTCGGAGCCGTTTGTAACGCCATCCCCGTCCGAGTCCGGGTCGGGCGGCGGTGGCGGCGGCGACACGAACGCCTGAAAGGCAGCCTCGACCTTGTTCTCCAGCGTCGCCGGAGTAGCGGTGTTGCCGGACCAGGCCAGGTCCCCGTTCACGCGCGTGGAGAGCGTGCGCCAGTCGGTGGCGCTGCGACGCTCCAGCACAGTGGTGAAGCTGCCGTCGTCGTACGTCGCCCTCCAGTTTGCTCCCGGCTTGGCGAACGTAGGTGACACGGCTGCCTGGGCGAAACCCGGGACAGCCAGGGACATTACGAGCACCAGGCTCAGCAGGAGTCGTCGCATCGACCCATTATACCGCCTACACGACCGGCGGCGCAGCCTTCTTGGCAGCCATCTCGGCGCCGAAGTCGCGTACAGCGTCCGCGATGGAGTCGTACTGCTTCTGGGCCGGGACGCTGGCGTTCTGACCGCCGGTGACGATGGGCGGTGCGCCACTAGCGGCGTTGATCGAGTCGATCTGGGCGTCCGTCAGCCCGGCGACTGCCTCGGCCGCAGCGGCCTCGCTACCGGGCCCGCCGCCGTGGATCAGCGTATAGGTCTTCTGATAGCGCTCGAACGCGTAGGCAAGTGCCTCATCGTCGTCCATCTCCTCGGGCGCAGCCACCACCAGCGGCGACAGCACATCGACAAGCTGCTCCTCGGTCATCGGCTGGCCCTCGGCGGTGACGAAGTGGTCCGGGTGAGCCTCCTTCAGCTCGTTCAGCGAGGCGCGGTACTCCTTGTCCTCGTCCTCGGCCATCTTCTGATCGACGTAGTTGAGCCGCTCGCGGTCCTCCGGGTCCAGCTCCACCTCGAACTCGTCGGAGGTGCCGCCCTGCTGGACGTGCTCCGTGGCAGCCTCGATGACCTCCTCCTCGGAGGCGTCCGGGTTACCGGCCGCGTACTTAATGGCCACCTTGAAGATTTCCTCGGCCTCCGGGTTGTCGTCGTAGACCTGGGACGCGAGCGCGGTCAGCGCGGCGTCCGGGTCCTCCCCGAGATCGGCCCAGAAGCGCTGGAGGCCCTCCGGCACGGCGTCGCGGAGCTGCGCAAGGTTCTGTTCGAGCTGGGTCGTGTGGGGCTGGACCTTCTCGCGCAGGTAGGCGTCCACCTGCGAGCGCACGGTCTCGTCCTCAAACCGCTCAGCCAGGTCCGCGCTCCAAGGCGCGTCGCCCGGAGGAGCTGCTTCGGTCGTCTCTACGGTCTCCGGCGCGGTCGTACCGTCGCCTGCTCCTGCTGTGGCCATGTCCTACCCCTTTGCTTTGCGTTTCACGTCGCGCTGTAGCGACGCGCTGGCACCTGCGTACGGTGTCCGTCCACCTCCGCCACCCTCGGGCGGTGCTGCTGCGGCCTGTTCGACCGTTTCCTCGTGCGGATTGTCGCCGCCCGGCTCTGCGGCACCTTCTGCCTCGGGCTGCTTGCCCGGCGCGGCCGGAACCTGCTGAACGACCTCGTGCGCAGCCTTTGCGCACTGGCTGAATAGCTTCGAAGCCTCCTCAGCACCCTGAGCGGCTAGAAGCGTTGCCAGCTCCTCCGCGTTCGTCTCTACTGCATGTGCAGCGTCGGCGATCTGCGCTAGAGCATCGTCAGCCATGGGAGGAGTGTATCAGCCCTCTGGGGCCGCCGCAGGCTCCTGCGGGTTGCCCGCCTGAGCGTCGGTGGTTGCGCCCGCTTCGCTCTCGGCTGGATCGGCCTGCGCAGCCTCCTGCTGGCCGGAAGACACCGTGGCGCCCTGGCCGACGAGTTGCTGCATGGCCTGCTTCTCCAGCTCCTTCAGGTACAGCACCTCGTGGGTGCGCACCTGGAACTCGAACAGTGCCTTGGCCTTGGGGCTGAGTAGCTTGAACTGGACAGTCTTTCTGAAGTCGTTGTGCTCCTTGATGTGGATGGGGGGGTTGTCCCACGAGTTCGGCACCACCGCCTTGCCATTGGCCATGTCGAAGTTCTCGCCGCGCGCCAGCATGATGTCGCGGGCGTCGCTAGTGAGCGGCAGCGGGCCGCCCACGTCGAGCAGCTTGAGCATCCGCACCGGGTCGTCCTGGAGCAGGCCACGGTCCCACAAGTTATAGAGCGCTTCCTGTCGACCGCTCTTGGTGTGGCCGAGGCCGTTGCCCATCGACACCTTGAAGCGAATGCCGGGGTCCACCTCGCGCGCCTTGAACTCGCGCACCTGGGGGATGCCCTCCTCGGAGTAGATCGTGACCATCTTCTTCTCCGTCTCGTACTGCTTCGCCAACCAGGTGATCTGCGTAAAGCCGGTCTCGATGGCCCACGCCACCGTGTCAGACAGCTCCGCCAGCCGCAGCGCGTCGCCCGACTTGACCTCCTCGATGGCCTTGGCCGACTCCAGCCGCCCCTCAACCTGGCCGCTAGAGGAGTCGTGGATGCCAACGGCGTCCTTCATCTCCGCCACGATCCACTCCTTGCGGTCTGTCTGCGGCATCGCAGGGGGGCTGAGGATTTCTGGCTTGACACCCTCGGCGCCCGTGCCGCGCAGGATTTGGTCGCGCGCGCTGGTGGGGGACATCTTGCCCGACTCCAACTCTGCTTCGAACGGTATCCACCACCACAGCTCCGCGAAGTTGTCGGCCATCATCAGCTCCTGGGCGTGGGTCTTGTTCAGCTCCATCTGGAGCGGGCGCATCGTCTTCACGTCGCTGCCGTAGTACGGTGTGTTCAGGCCCGGCACCACGCCGATAGGCGTGAAAGGGAGCTGGCGTGCGTTGCGCAACTCGTCGTACGGAACGTCCTGCGCGGCGATCAGCGTCTCCTGCCCGCACCACGCGCCGAACAGACCCCCGGGGCGGCGGCGGTTGGGCTTCATCCAGATTTCGTTGACCGTGTACCCCTCGACGGCGGGCGCGTTGCCCATCTCGCGCAGTAGGGCGGCACGGGTGGAGTCCTGCTTCTCGCCCTTGCCTTGCAGCTCTACGCCGTAGGCGTCGTAAACGGCCTCCTTGTCCATGTACTTGCTGTGGATGAGCCAGCGTACCTGCTGCCAGTCCTCGGCGTACGGGTCCAGGAACACCGAGAACGGGTCGGCGTAGTTGATGCTGGGGACGCCATGGACGCCATCCCAGCCCCACTTCAGCCATGCCGTGCCTGCGACGATGGCCCACCACTCCGCGCGGGAGAGCGTGCGCGGGAAGTCGGTGACGCCTGCCGACGCGGCCCAGGTGCAGTACCCCAGCGCTACTTGTGCGTCGGACTCCGCGATCATGTCCTCCGTGGTCGGCTCCACCTCCGGGATCGGGCGTAGCTCCTTCATGAACGCGTGCTGCTGCTGGACGAAGTGCTTGATCTTATTGGCCACCGGGCGCGGCTTGTTGTCCGGACTACCGTCCGGCAACGTGTCGCGCGGGATGCGGCGGATGTTCTCGATCTTGTTCGACCACTCGGTGTACTGCTCGTCGTACGTGAAGGCGACGTTCAGCCACCAGTCACGCTCGTATGGCATACGAGCATGACGGGCGGCCTCACGCAGCTTCTTCCACTTGCGTACGTCCTCTGACTCGACCACGCGAGCCATCAGATCGTGGGCGCCTCCTCCTCAACCGGCGAGTAGCCGCCTGTCTCGTCGGGAGTCTCCAGCGGCAGCTCCGCCGCGATCTGCTCCAGCGCAGGCGTCGGGCTGGCGGCGGCGATGTTCTTGAGGCCCGCCAGCTCGTTGGCCGTGGTGCCGTTGGCGGCGGGCACGTCCACCACTCCGTACTGCGTGCGCGTCGCGCCGCCCTTCGGGAACGCCGTCATCAGCCGCTCCTGATCAAGCGACGGAATGTCCTCCCACGCGACCGTGGCCGGTGTGGGCTTGGCGATCTTGTCGCGGATGTCGCCCTCTCCGCCCGTATGGTCGGGAGCAACGTCGCGCGCGGTGCGCACGATCTCGTCAATAGCCGACATAGGCAGAGCCGCGTGCGGAAGCGGCACCTGGCCCTGGGCCTCGGCGCAGTCAACTGCCGGGAACACCACCCACGGACCCTTGACATCCACGGTCTGGTGGGTAGGCGTGATCAGGTCTCCGCCGCCCTGTTCGGCGTTGGGGTTGTGGGGGCTGATGTAGAATCCATGTTCGGGCATAAGGTCTCCTCTCGGGTTGACTCAGACGATTGTACCCGCTGCCGGGGCCGGGCGCACGCGGCCGGTGCGGGCATGCTTCTCTACTGCCGCGCGTAGGTCGTCGGACTGCTCCTGCCAGCGCGTCTTGTTCGGTCGCTCGCGCGTCTCCGTCGTCTTGATCGGCTGCACCCACCGGCTGCTCAGGTACTGGGCGCAGTCCACCTGGTCATCGAAGACCTTCAGCGGTTCCTCGGGAGCGTAGTCCTCAGAGTGTGACCCCAGCTTCTGGCGCATGGTGGCGGTCAAGTCCTCCCATCGGTACGCCTGCACTTGGTCGAAGGTGAGCGGACAGTCTTTCGTGAGCATGAAGCGGCCGCTCTTGATCAGCGTCCCCAGCATCGGAATGCGGTCCTTGTGGCGCGACGGCCCGTCCTGGAAGAAGTAGCCTCGGCGGCGCCAGTGCGCCTTCAGACTCTGGGCGTGGAAGTCGCGTACGTTGATCCGGTTCGGGTCGGCAACGCGCCATTGTACCCGGGGCAACTTCTCCTCGACGGTCTTGACCCGGTGCACCCACGCGTCGAAGTCGGTGTCGGCGGCCGACTCCTCCTTCACGCCGATCATCTTGTTGCCGACGACGGCCACCCACAGCATGCCGGTCGGGTGGCGCATGCCCGGATCGTAGCCGTGCCAGATCGGCGTCAGCTTGTCGATCTCCAGCGTCCCCTTCCAGACGTGCCGGTCGTAGCTCCAGTCCGGGTAGATCAACCCGCCGAACTCATCGAAGCTGCACAGCACGTATCGCTTCACCCACGCATCCGGCATCTGGAGCAGCGTCTCCAGGTAGTCCTCCGGGAGGTGCGGGTTGTCTAGCGATGTCGCAGTCCAGCTCTGACGCTCAGGCGAAGCGTCTCGGATGAAGTGCTCCCAAATCCAGTCATGTCCCGCAGGGTTCGTGGCGGCTGTTGATCCCCGCTCAGCTTCAGGTATCTCGTCGGTGTAGCCCATGTCGCGGGCACGGGCCGTCGGGAATCTCTGGCGGAGTCGTCCACGCATACCATTGTACGTGGGCTGGTCGAACTCCGATAGCTCATCCCAGTACAGATGGCCGATGTTCAGCGACTTGTATTTCTGCCAGTCGTCAATCGCACGGAACAACCACTCCGACCCGTTGGGCGCCACGATGCTCTCCAGGTGGCCGCCGCTGCGGCGCTTGGTGCAAGCCGCGTACAGCTCCGAGGGCATCACGTTCACGAACTCCGGCTCCAGCATGTCGCGCAGCTCGTTGGCGGTCTTACGCGACAGTACGATCCTGATACCCGGTACACGCAGGCCCTTGCTGATCGCGTCGGCGCATTGCGCGATGGTCTTGCCGGACCCCATCCCCCCAACCAGCAACCGCTCCTTGGCCGGGCTGGCGTGGAAGGGCCGGTACACCGACAACGGCCGGTAGTCCCAGCTCACGCGTAGTCCTTGAGAATGTCGTCCCTGATCTGCGCCTGGCACTCGTTGCAGCGCCCGGCACCCGGCTCGAAGTGATCCATCGTCTTCGTCTCCTCGCAGCGCTCACACTGTTGTACGGTGTCATCCCCGCCCGAGGTAGTGTCCGGCATCGGGTCACCAGGGGTGGGCATGCTGCCCATATTGATCACCAGCGGCTGCGTCTTGTCGTCCTTCTGCGGATCGAGGAAGCCCATCGTGTACTTCGCCACCAGCGTCTGCGCGCGGCCGCGCGCCACGGCGTCCTGGCTGGTCAGGTCGTTGGCGAGCGACTCCACCAGCGCGGGCGTCAGCTTCACCATCGCGCGCACCGCCTTGATCGTGTCCTCAGTGATCGCCTCGCGGACGTGCGGCGTCAGCTCCTGCGTGAACACCTCGATGGCCAGCTCTATCGGGTCGGCCTCGGCGGCCTCCTCGGCGGCGTCCTTGGGCCGGTGCGACCCCAGCCCTGCCTTGTTCTGGTCAAGCGCGACGCGCTTCTTGAGCCGGTTCCAAGCCTGTCGGTGCGCGGCCGAGCACGTAGCCTGGCGTCCGGGAGGGACGATCTCGCACCCGGGCAGAGCGCAGACGCGCTCCTCCATTACTCCACTCGCCAGACGAACAGCTTGATGGCGATGTTGGCGTTCGTGGCGTCGGTGCCGGTCAGCACGCGCAGCCGCTCGTTGGCCGTCTCGACCGTGAACTTGCCGCGCTTAGTGCGCTTACCGGACCCGGCCGCGAAGGTGGCGAACACGCCGATGTTCGCGGCGTTGCCCGAGTCGCGGTGCTGGAGCTGAACCTCGCGGTTGGCCGCAGCGGCGGACGGGTGGGTTACCTCGAAGTAGTAGGCGTACTCGCCCACCGGCAACTGGCCGGTGTCTCCGACGAGCGTGCTGCCTGCGGCGGGCGCGGTGTCCACCGTCACGACGGCCGAGGCACCGGTCGCGGCGTCGGTGCCCTCGACGTACAGGATGGGCTGGTCAACCAGCGCCACCCCCTGGGCCGAGTCGTTCGGCACGATGTTGTCTCGGGTGGCGATGACGCCGCCCTGACGCGTGTCCAGGATTGCAGGCATCAGTCGTCATCCTCCTTGTCTCCGTTGAGCGCATCCAGCTCCTCCTGGGTGCGCTTGGGATTCGATGTGGGCTGCGGCGCGGGTCCGGCCGACTCGTAGTACTCGTCCGGCAGCGGTGTACCAGGGACGTGGTTGACCGCGACCTGGTAGGCAGGCGCATCGTTCTCCAGGTCTCGCTCGCCCGGGAGGGTGTCGCCCTCCTGGTAGGCGGCGTGCTGCGCGGTGGCGTGGCCGGTCTGGTCTTCGGCCGGGCGCTGGAGCAGCGGAGTGCGTGCTGACGCCTCGCTGGCGCCGTCGCGCTGCCGCTGCTCTGCGGAGCCGGGTAGCGGCCCCTCGTCGCTCTCCGCCTTGCGCGCGGCCAGAGCCTCGACAGGGTTCGGCTCGACCTGCTCCTCCGGTTCCGGGTTGTCTGCGTCTTCAGGGGCGGGAGACTCGGGCGGGTACACCTTCTCAGTCTCCGTCTTGCCTGCACGCTCAGCCAGTGCCGCTGTAGCGGCCTGCTGCTCCGCAAGCTGCTGGAGCTGGTCTACGGTCAAGGGTGGACCGACCTGCTCCTCTACGGGCGGGATCACTCCGCCCGACGGCTGCGCGGTCGGAGGCAGCACGGCCTCCTTGGCGTAAAGTTCGTCGGCGTCAATGCCGTGCGCCTCCAGGGCGGCGGCGGCATCCTCGGCCTGGTCTTCGGCGGTGACCGGCTCCACCTCGACATCGGCGGCGGTAGCGCCTCCCTCGTTCTCGAAGCGGTCTACGTCGTCAGCGGTGATGCGACCGTCCTCGCCGGTGCCCTCGACCTTGGACAGGTCGACGCCCTGCTCGTCGGCGTGCGCCTTGGCGGCGTCCGTTGCGTCGTAGTCGGCCATCGCTTAGACCTCCTTGGACTGCGCCACGTACGTCTTGGTGATGACGTTGGTCGCGCGGGTGTGGGTGGCCGGGAGATCGGTCGAGTCCAGCTCCTCCACCTGGGCCGCGAAGTCGCGGATCACGGTGGCGGCGCGGGGGTCACTCGCCGGGATGCGAATGTTGTTCCGCGTGCTGTAAGACGACTCCGGGCTGCGGGTGTCGTGTGCCATACGGCGATCTTACCACACCGGCTAGGCGTCAGAGAGGCCGGAGCCGAGGAACAGGCACTCCACGATGGCGGCGCTCTGGTCGGTGGCGGCGGTGGCGACACCGGTGGCCGCGACGCGCAGCTTCAGCGCGCCGGTGGCCGGGAGGAACTCCACGAGCTGGCCGGTGGCCTGGGTGGTGGTGCCGAGCGGCACGATCACGTCGATGTCCGTCAGGCCGAGCGAGCTGATCTGCGCGGCGCTGAGCGCCTGCCCCGCCGCGCCCGGGTAGTCCGAGCCGAAGGTAACGGTGGCGCGGACGGCGGTGTGATCACCGAGTCCACGGAAGGTCTTGGCGGGTGCGGAGACGGAAGCGGGCATGCGCTCAGATTACCACATCACGTACCGGGCGGCAGTGTGCCCGCTGCTTTCGCCTTGGCGTACTTGGCGGCGGCGCGGGCGCGACGCTTGCCCGCCTTCTGGTAGCGGCGGGCGCGCTTGACGAGGCGCGCCTCCTTGCGTGTGTAGCCGTCCGTGCCGTCGACGCCCTTGACAGTGCCGCCGAGCGCTGCCAGCCGAGCGCCGGTGCGCTCCGCCACCTTGTCGGGGGCCTTCTGAGAACCGGGCTGCTTGACCTGTCCCGTGGACGGGATGATGGGCCGCTTGTTGTTGGCGCGAGCGGCGGCCTTGCGCTTCGGAGCGGCGCCGCCTCCGAACTTGTCTTGCGTGTGCCCGACGCGCTGGTCGGGTGCGGTGTACCGATCCTTGACGGCCTTGCGCAGCACCGGGTTCTGGACGCGCTTGGCCTTCTTGCCCTTCGCAGGCGCGAGTGTCCCGTACCGGTCTGCCATCAGGTCTGCGCCTTCAGTCCGTCCTTCTCCATCTGGGTCTTGGTGCCGGAGGTGGTCAGGTCGCCGCGCGTGTCGGTGGCGACGCCCTTGGTCGAGCCGGGGCTGCCGTTCACGCGCGCCTGGGCCGCGTTCTGTGCGAGCGCCTGCACCTCGACTTCATCGGCCTGCGCTTGGCGCAGCGCCTGGGTGGGAGCGTAGGACGGGTAGACGATGTTGTCCTTCGTCGTGTACGCCTGCTCCGGGCTGGTGATGTCTACTCCCTTGGGCACGCCGTCAGTGTATCACCGTGTCACCGTGATCGCCGCCCCGGCTCCAGGTACAGCGCGTCGCCCTTGCCCTTAGCCGTCCAGGTCTTCCCGCACACCCAGCACTCCGCCACCTCACCCCACGCCCAGGTGCGGCGGGAGCGGATGATCGCGCGATGCAGCGCCCAGTGCTGCCACGGCCACATCATCCGAACGCCGCCGCGTACAGGCCCGCAGGACTGTCGGGGGCAGGCGGGTCGTGGCCGGGATAGCACCCCGTCGTCGCGAGCCAGTTCGCGTGCTCCCAGAACAGCTTGCCTGCGTCGTCCACGTACTTGGTCAGCTCGTACAGGCCCCACTGCTCGTAGCACGCGTGATGGACGAGCTGATTTGCGAGTGGCACGGTGACACGGTGGTGGACGCCCGCTTGGCTCAGCCACGGCGCCCGCAGCGTAACGTCGTACAGGTCGTGCGTCGGCCTCCACGTCATGCTGACGACGAGATCACGTTCGGCGGCAACGCGGCGAATGGCGGGCTCGATCTCGTCGCGTGGCCACTTCAGCCGTATGGGCTTCGTGATGCGGCCGGTGTCGTGGTACACGTATACCGCCATCGCACAGAAGTCCGCCTGGCTGATCCGGCGGGCCAGCTCATCGGGGCGGCGCCGCTCAAGCACGCGCCACCGCCTTCAGCTTGCGCACTGCCGCTACAGATACCTTTTGCGCTTTGTCTATGTCGTTGGCGTCGGCGGCACACACGTAGCACAAAGCGACGCCTGGCATCAGCCGGTGGTGGCTGTCACAGAAGGCGCAGGGCTCGGTGTCACGGTGCTCCCCGGCTGGGCGGCCCGAGCAATCGGGGCACATGCGCATACGGGTGCGCGCCGAGTAAGAATCGAGCGCGTAGTACCGGCGGTCGCAGGCGATGCATTTGTGGGCCTTGTCGCGGAGCTGGAGCAGTGCCTTGAGGGACCTGCACCGGTCGCACCACTTGCGTAGGTCTGGGCGCTTGGTGCGGATGGTATCTCCACAGTGCTGGCACATCGTCTCCTGCATGCGTCTCCTCTCGTTGGCTCCAGTACCACCGTAGCACAGATCAATGCTTACCAACTTTCTTCTTCTAGCTGCCCCCCTTCAGGGGGGGCAGCAGAGAAAGAAGTAGGTAAGGAATACGTGGTCGAAGACGGGCATGGGATAGCGAACGTGCAACGGTGGCACGGTGGCACGGACGTTCCCCCCCGCCCCCGCCGCTGTGACATCTGGCGAATCCTCCCCGGGTGTAGAGGCTCCAGGATTCATAATCGCGACCTACCCCGCCAAGGGGTTGGTACCCACAGTGCCACCGCACAACAGTTCGATGGTCATCGAACAGTCGAAGCATAGGGTGCCAGGGTGCCACCGTGGCACCGTGCCAGTAGTCAACGATTGACTACGACACAGAGAGAGAGGAGGGGGGTGGCACGGTGGCATGTTCACCTCGGCTTAACATTCGGAGGTTTAGCCCTCGATCCACCGGGGTACAACTCAGCCATGACCGACACACACACAGTCCCTACCACATCCTACATCAGCCGCATCGGCCGCATGATCGGCAATCTGCTGCGCGAAGGCTACAGGGCTGAGGCGCACAAGCTTGTGGACTGGGCGCTCATCGTGGACGACCAGCGGCCCGTCCTCACCAACGACACTCGCCCTCCGGCCGCAGCGGTCCTGCCAGCCACGTGCGAGCTGGCGCTTCCGTTCCGCACTGCCGCCGATCAGCGCGACAACATCGCACGGATGGCGGCTAGCGTGCCCGGACCCGATGAGTGCCCGCCCGTGAAGTGGGTCACGCCCGAGCCCGGCGAGGTTGGCTCACGCGAGTGGATCGAGGCGCGCGAGCCCGGACCCGATGAGTGCGACAACTGTCTCGCGCGCGCCGAGCTGTACTACGACGAGGAGAGCGGACTCGCATTCTGCGACCGCTGCCACTAGTACCACCGTGCCACGTCGGCACCGCCGCGCGGCGGTCGTAGGTTCGAGTCCTACGGTGGCACATCGCAGCAAGCAGGAGAGTCCCCGAACGGGTAGCACGCGGTAGCCCCGGCGGCGCAGGACCCAGCGAGCGCGAGCGACGTCGAGAGGTGGGCCGTACCCTTGTTAAAGGCGGGAGGGGAGCGACACTCAACCTGCCCTAACACTCAATGTTGAGTTGAGGTTAAGACTAGGCGCAGCAGGTTTGGAAAGACTGTCCACGGGGCATAACTAGAGCATGATTACATACCGACGCAACGCACCGCTCTACTCCAACACAACGTGGGACAAGGGCCTCCGCGCGCTGGAGCACTCCACCACCGCAATGCGGGCCGTGGAATTGTGCTCGCGGCTCGCGCTCTCGCCCGCCACTGCCAAGCGCGACGCGCTGCTCGACAGGCTGGAGCAGATGAGCCCGGATGAGATGGACGAACTCGCTTACGCGGCGGAGCTGTCATGAACGGCCGCATCTATCGCATCCAAGACACGATCACGGACGAGCCTTACTCCGACGTAATGGGTCCGGCGCTGATCTCCAGCTATACGGCTGCTTGCTTCAAGGCTGGCGAGCAAGCCAAGCGCACGGGCAATCCGTGGAGTGTCATACGCATTAGCGGCGCCGGACAAGTGAAGTGCGTAAGAGTGGTGAACCCGTCATGAGCCGCATGCTGATAAAGCGCTACGAGCGCGCCGATGCCGACGCGCGTGAGTTCGGGATGGCGTGGTATCGCGACACGCGCAACACCGCGCGCCGGATGGCCAGGCGTCACGGTCTCACCCTCTCGCAAGCGGCGGGCATCATCGCATCCGCCAGCCTTAACCAGTCGTGGAAGGGGAATCTGACGTTGGCGGAGCGGCTATGTGCGGGCGAAGCGGTCGGTCTCGCGGCGGTACGCCGAGAGTCTGCCGCCATCCTTGCCGGTACGCATCCGTGCGACGCCATCGGCGGACCCAAGCGCAAGAACTTCTATCGCAACATCATGGGCTCGACAACCGCTGTCACGGTTGATCGATGGGCGGCGCGAGCGGCCGATGCGGAACGTTTGCTCCAGCGCAAGGGTGGGTATGAGACCATAGCAACCATGTATCGGGAAGCAGCAGCCAAACTCAACATCACGCCGCGAGAGCTACAGGCCGTGGTGTGGTGCGAAGTGAGAGGATCGCACTCATGAAGCCAAGAAAGACTGTCCCGCGCGATGGCACGCGCACTGCGCGAGCTAAGCGCAACACACGGAACCTCAAGCAACGGCGCGCGCTGGTGCACGCGCAGAAGGGCAGGCCATGACCGAGCAGGAACGAATCATCAAGCTACTGGAGGCGGCTCAGGTAGCCGCTAAGGATGGAGACTTGGTGGAGGCGCGCGAGTACACCTACGACGCGCTGCACTACCTGAACGGAGAGTTAGGTCCGAATGGCTGACCTCATCACATTCACACTGTACGACCCTGACGGCCGCGCCCTCGACACCACGGAGTCGAACTGGGATGAGACCGTGGACGACATTCGCGACCTGCTCAGACTGAGCGGCATTTACCGCCGTACTGAATTGCGGTTCGATGCCAACCTGTCGCACGTCGCGCACGCGGCGGACCAGCAGCTACGCGACGCGTTCGTGGGCGACGTGGGCGTGGTCCAGGCCGAGCTGCCGGACTGGTACTACATCACGATGCAGGTCCAGCGATGAAGTGGCACATCCTGTACAAGCTGATCTTGCAGCCGCTGGCGCTCGCTGTACTCTGGGCGCTAGATAGATAACATCCGAAACGGAAAGGAAACACTGTCCGATGGAACAAGTAGAACTCACGTCAATCCAGGCTGAGCTTCAGAGCGCGCGTAACCGCCATGCCATCGCAGAGCGGGAGCTGAACGACGCACTCAAGCAGCTACACGCGGCCGAGGCTAGGCGCAACAAAGCGTATATCTGGCAGAGACTGGAGACGCTTGAGCGTGAGGTTGAGAAGCTGCGCCAGACGGCCGAGCGGATCACAGCAGATAACCCTACGGGTGAGAAGCGTGGCTAACCCGACCGACATCCTGATCCGCAAGGTATACGAGGACGAGATCGACAAGATGGTGCGCGGCACGCTGAGCGGGTCGCGGGCATTCCCGGGCCAGAGCTTCAGCGTCAAGGATCGCGTCAGCGAGCGGCTCAACCTGTCTGCTCAGCGCGTCGAAGATGGCGTCGCGCGGACGGTGCGCAATGGCTCGTGAGGACGCGCGTCCTGGCGCACACTGGAAAGAGGTGGCGACGCGCTGCGCCCGTCCTGGTTGTAGCCGTACGCGCGTCAAGGGCTGGACGCACTGCGCCCGTCACTACACATCGGGCGGGTCACTCAAGAACCTACCACGCAAGCAACGCAATAACGACCGGCGTACGCATGTTTAAACATCCGACTCAAAGGGTATACTGAGAGAACATGATTACAGCGAACGAGCACATAAAGACTGTCCGTGGCAATCTGTCGGGCGAGAAGGTCGCCATGGGAATCGAGGAGGAGCACCTCGGGCTGGTGATGGACACGCTGGCCGGGATGTACTCAGACCAGAAGATGGCGCTGTTGCGCGAGTATGGGTGCAATGCGCGCGATGCCATGGTCGCGGCCGGTAGAGGCGACCACCCCATCGAAGTCACACTGCCCGGTGACCTGTCGCCATTCCTGACGATCAAGGACACGGGCATCGGCATGGACATCGAGGACATCCGACGCACGTACTCGCGCTACGGCGCGAGCACCAAGCGCGATACGAACGCGCAGGTAGGCAAGTTCGGTATCGGGTCTAAGGCGGCGATGGCATACACGGACCAGTTCACTCTCTGCGCGGTGAAGAACGGCATCCGCATCCAGGTCGCCATCAGCCGCACCGCCAATAGCGGCGGCGACATGACAATCGTGGATGAGCGCCCTACCTCCGATCCGAACGGCGTCGAGATCGTGATCCCATGCAAGCACGGTGACTCGGGCGCGTTCCGGGAGAAGGCCAAGTACTTCTTCAGCTTCTGGGAGCGGGGCATGGTGTTGGTTGATGGTGAGGAGCCGACGCCATTCACTGAGGGCGCGATCCCGATCCCGAACATGGACGCGTGGGTTGTGAGGTGCGGCGCCGGTGGCGTGGGCGATGTTGTAATCATGGGGAACGTGCCCTACCCGGCGTCGCTAAGCCAAGGCACGCTACCCTCGCATAGCCTTGTGGTGCGCGTGCCTATCGGCGCAGTTGACATACCGCCCGCCCGCGAATCGCTCAAGCAGTCGCCCGAGACGGACGCCATGCTGGCCAAGCTGCGAGCCGCGTACAAGGCGAATGTCGGAAAGGCTGTCCAGGCACAGATCGACAAGGCTGCCACCAAGCGCGACGCGATGATGGCGCGGGAGTGCTGGAGCACTGTGCTAGGTGGAAAGACGGGCGACGCGTACACGTGGTGTGGCACCGTGATGCCCTATAACTTGCGCGCGTTCGGGGCAGTGTCGTGCGGAAGCCACGGCAACAACGCACTTGTGGACCCGAAGTGCTCCAATTGCAAAGAGGCCGAGCCGGACTTCTTCACCTTCGGCACTCAGTCCAGAGACTGGACCAGCTTCATGGCTTGCCGCGACATGCCGCTGTCTACGATCGATCACGAACTGAGGGGCGACCGCGCGCCGTACTGGGTCAAGAACAGCAAGTACCTGCTGGTCGAGGGCTACGACCGGGGCAACAAGCCCACCGCCACGGTCAAGAAGAAGATGGTGCAGTACATCATCGACAACGGCTTGGTAGACGAGGGCTACACGGATGTAATCATGTTCCGCGAGCTGCACCAGCGCAACGCTGACGCGTTGACGTGGATCAAGCCGATCAAGCGGATCAAGTGGGCGGACGTGTGGGCCACGAAGCTAGCGCGCGAGACGAAGATCACGAACAGCGGACGACCGACCGGCTCGTACCCTGTCGCGCAGCCGCCGCCCAAGGACTACGTGCCGCACGCGTGGTACATCAAACGAGGCCAAAGTGGCATGTTGCAGGGAGTGACATGGAAGGATGTACCAGCCAACGAGCTGCCCTCGCGCCCGATTTACGTGACCTCCTCCAGGGACGACGCTATGAGGATGGCGTTGCAGTGCAACGAGCCGGTTGTGTTCCTGACGACGTCGCGCGTCGACAAGTTCAAGCGCGAGAACCCGAATGCGCGCCAGGCCGTGCCGGTCGCCAAGGCGAGGCTGGAGGCGTATGTGAAAACACTGTCCAACGATGAGAAGGTGCTTATGTCACACATAGGCAGGTGGGGAGGATATGGCAACCCATTCTATGGGTGGGGTGGCCTTGACGGCCAGGCCGTAGACGATCCCGATGTTTTGGAATTGGTGAGGCTGGGTAGGCTGAACGTGAAGGACAAACTCCTAAAGCTGCAAGACATGGGAGGCTATGCCACCGACATCAAGCCCGACACGCCCTTCGAAGACCCCCGACACAAGTACCCTTTGCTCGACAGCGTTATCGGCAAGGAAGACGTGGATCACGCAGTCCTCTACATCAACGCGGCGTATGCCGCTCAGGCGAAAGGAGCCTAACCATGCAGTACAGCATCGTAGGTGACGGAGACAACCAGTTCCTCACCGTGTTCGACCCGAGCTACACCAAGCCCGGCGTCATGCACAGCTCGCACCCCAACTTCGACAAGGTGGTGGATGCAATCGAGGCTGGTGTCTACGTGGAGGAGACTGCGTTCGACCCGGCTGAGGCTGCGCGCGAGGCATTCGAGGCGCTGGGAGATCGCGTCACCATCAAGGGCAGCACCGTATACCTCGACGGCGACCCCGTGGACAACTCGGTCACGAAGGCCATCGTGCGCTGGATGCAGGATGGCGAGCGCGACTGGAACCCGCTGGTGCGGTTCTTCGAGAACATCCAGGGCAACCCGTCGGAGGCCAGCCGCGAGCAGCTCTACAGCTTCCTCGCCGCGAACGACTACTCGCTCACGCGGGATGGCGAGATCGTCGGCTACAAGGCTGTCCGTGAGCTGGAAGACGGCTCCTTCCAGTCAATCAATGCAGGCAACCCCGGAGACGTGCAGGTGAACGGCGAGGACGCTGCCGCCCGGCCCGTCCAGCAGGTGGGCGATACCGTCACGATGGCGCGGTCGAAGGTGGACCCGAGCAGCGCGGCATACTGCTCTGTCGGCCTCCATGTCGCAGCGTGGAGCTACGCCAACGGCTGGTTCGGTGGCCACGGCTCACCGGTACTGCGAGTTATCGTCAACCCGACCGACGTGGTGGCGGTGCCCGACGATGAGTCGGCTCGCAAGATGCGCGTGTGCAAGTACCGCATCGATGCGGTGATCGACTCGCCGGACGAGCGGGCGCTGTTCACCACGCTGGGCGAGGTGGAGCCGGACGACGGATGGACCGATCAGAGTCCGGTCGATCAGGCCATCGACGCCGCCTACGAGGACGACCCCGACCCTGAGGACGAGTACGACTCCTACGATGAGGACGAGGGCTGGTAGACGTGACACATCCGAACGGGGGTCAGGCCAGCGCGCCTGGCCCCCCCGAGAAGACTGTCCTGTACTACCCGGTCGGCACGGAGAAGCAGCGGCCCTACCGCACTCGCCACCACCGTGCCAGCCTGCGCGGCATGATGATCGCACGCAGCGAGACCATGACAGGCGGTCTGGGTACACGCACCGCAACTAGAACCAACCCGGCAGGCGAAGTCATCGCCTAGAGAGGAGAGCAGCATGGGCTTCACACGAGAGTACGTAGAGACGTTGGAGCGGCTGACGGATGGCCTCGCCAACATGGTAGGGCCGGACGAGGAGGAGTGGGACACCGACGAGCACATCGATACACCGGTCGTTCAGCAGGTAGATGGCCTGGACGAACTAAACCTCAAGGACTTCGAGGAGTCAGGCACGCTGGTGATCCTGCCGCCCGAGGCGTTCGCGCCGACCGACGACCGTAGGCGCGGGATGGCCATGCTCAGCTACGCCGAGCGCACTGGCCACAACGTCCTGTTCGTCTACAAGGGCAAGGTGCGGCGGGTGCGTGTGTACGCCATCAACATCGCAAAGGCCACCGTGCGATTCAGCACTATGGTGGAGGGCTACGACGTGCACGCCAACGATGGTCGCGGCGGCTACCGAACCTTCCGCTTCGACCGAATCAGCCAGCTCGCGCTGGTGGACCCCGAGTCAGGGTCGTGAGCGCGGCTGACCTGCAGCGAGTGCGGCGCAGGGAAGAGCGATACCTGCGCCGCATGCAAGAGCTGGAGCGGGACTTCGATGCTGCCAATAGCGTCGAGGCGGAGCTGCGCATCAACAAGGAGATCAACCACGTTGCGAAGATGGCGTCAAAGGCTGTCCGACGCCGCATGCGCTACGAGAACAGGAGCGGATCATGAGGGGCCGCGTCTTCCTGACCGCCGCATACCACCGTGACACCGGGGCACTCTCCGAGGAGGAGGCCATCGAGGCCGCCCAGTACTGGACGTATCGCGGCACCATCGAGCCATTGTCCTTCCCGATCAAGAAGCGTGGGCCGAGAGGCGAGATCACAACGAACCACGGCAACCAGTTCCCGCTGGAGGGTGTGATTATGGTGACGGACGCCGTGGTCAGCGGGCCGGAGACGCGCGCCATCGGCACCAAGCGCGTCAACCTGGAGTGGAACAAGGAGGAGCCGTGCAGTGACGTGGTGCTACCGTGGCACAGCGTCAGGCTGATCGAGGTGGACGACTCATGAGGCTGCTGATAGCCAAGACCGTGCTGGTCGTCGCTGTGCTGGGGTCCATCGTAGGGCTAGGCGTGCTCATCTACCGCGACGCGGCGGCCGCTCTCGCCATCATCGGGGCCGTCCTGACTGGATGGCTACTGGGGTGGGCACTCACCGAGGTGGACGACTCATGAGGCGGCTGACCGTAGACCCGGTCACCGAAGCCGACGATTTGCTGAGGCGGCTGGACGAGTGGGACCAGATGAACGTAACGGCGCCCGGTGCGGACGGGCCGTACTGGAAGCGCGAGATAGCCCGCGTCCGTGGCCTTCTCTCCAAGGATGTTGACCGGCGGGGGGAAACAGACGTGGATGCTCTCCGCGCGGCGCTGAGGTTCTACGCAGAGCACAGCACGTACGAGGAGTCGGCGCCTGTCGGCGGCGGCTTCGACGGCGTCGTGCCGATCCACGATGACCTTGGAGCCAAGGCCCGTGCTGCTCTCGCCCCCACCCCTGACGGGGGATGTAGACGATGACGGTTGAGGAAAGGGGAACGAAGATGGAGACGAAGGACGAGAGAACCGTGACGCTCGGTGCGAAGGACTGGCTGGTGGTGCTCGACGCGCTCGCCAACGACGAGCTATTGGCCGGAAGTCTTGATCGGGATCGCCTTGCCGAGGCGATTCGTGAACAGGCGGGTGTGGTTTGATGCCTGACCCTGTCCCCCAGGAGCAGCAGAAGGTCTGGGTTTGCGACGGCTGCTCGTCGTGGACCGACCGCCCGGTGACGTACGAGGCGCTCTTGACCGAGTGGGGCTGGAAAGAGTGGGAAGAGGTAGAGGACGACGTGGGCGTGTTCTGCCCGGAGTGTCAGTGATGGCTTCCCAGGAGCAGGGCGTGGACCTGGTGGAGATGAAAATACGCACCATCCTCGAATCTGCCCCTGGGTGGCACCCAACGCGGCTCGCGCCGATGATCGCTCGCGCTCTCCGTGACGCGAACCTGCTCTCCCCGGAGGGGCTTACGAGGGAGGAGGCAATCGCGCTTGTCCATGCAATCGATATCGCGAACCCGTACTGGAGCAATCGGTACGCAGGTCTAGGCCTTCGGGCGAAGCTCCTTTTCTCTGCTTCAGCACAGAAAGGCACAGAGTGAGCCAGGAACACTGCCGCTGCGGAAGACTGTCCGGCCTCACCATCGAGAAGCTGATGGCGAAGCGCGGGTGCTCGGAGAACTTCGTGTGCCCGCGCCTAGACAAGGCCAGACGCACGCATCCGAAGCTGAACGAGTACCTAAACCGACACCAGAAAGGAACGGCGTGAAGCCTCACAGAGGACATAGAGCAGTCGCTGGTGAGACGGTACTACTGTGGGGCGGCATCGATCACCAGAAGTTCAGGGCCGTGCTGGCCAGCGACATCGACTACAAGGGGCACCTGCACTACCCGGTGATGGGCAAACGCAAGTTCCGTCCCATAGGCTCCTACGACACGCTGCCAGTGGCCGGATCAACTCGCGTCCACGAGGCCGAGTACATGCCGATAGACTGCCGGGTGTTCGTGGACGCTAAGCTGCTGAAGCGGTTCGAGAAGAGAGGGGTGTAAGCTAATGGGGTGGCTACGAAGGGTCTCACGAAGGACGGCAGCACGCGCTCTTGGCGTGCCGGTCGAGCTGATGCTATGCAGCGCGCCAAGGATAATGGGACGTATCGCTGCGCCGTTTGCGGGACGACCAAGAACCTCCAGCTCGACCATCCAGGAGGAGGCCGACGCGCTGGGGTATCAGATGCGACCGCCGTCGCGCGCGGCAAGTGGTACTGCCCCAAGCACAACCCCAACACGGGTCGCCCACGTAAGCGGGGTTCACGTAACGCCGCGCGGAGAGCTGCGAGCTGACGATGCCCTGGCCCGAGCCACAGCGGAAGGCGATCTACCTGGACGTGAAGCGCCGGAAGGGCAAGGCAGCGGCGGACAAGCTGATGCACGAGGCGGGCTACGGTCAATCGTCCCGACCCAGGCGCGCCTCCGCTCGTCGCACAGCCTCGCGTCGGAGCTGAGCGAACAGGCTGAGCTGGACGGCTCGTGACAGACGAGAACCAGTTCTACGGCATCGAGTCCGACCCGATGCGGGACGCGTTCGACAAGACCGAGCCGATACCTGACTGGGAGCACGCCAAGGAGCCGCTGCGGTCGCTGTGCGAGCGCAAGAACATAACGCTCGATGACCTAGTACGGATCGGCGCACGCCTGAAGGACAAGCACGGCACGACGCTGGCGTACTCCATGCCTCTTGGCATCAAGTACCGAGACGTGATAACCGGCAAGAAGTGGAGCGAGTGGGGCAGCGACTGGAGCAAGATGAAGGTCGTGCCCGGACGCGACAGCTCGAAGCTGGTGCTGGTCGAGGGCGAGACCGACGCGGCTCGCATGAGCGGCAAGGACGGGCCGGGCTGGGACGTAGGCATCATGGCCGCAGGCACGCACGTATACCCCGAGTACATCGAGACCGCCGACTCGTACGAGTGGGTGTACGTGGCGACCGACGACGACAGCAAGGGCGACGAGGCTGCGTCCAAGATCATGCACGCACTGCCCGGTAAGACTGTCCGTTGGCGTCCGCCCGAGAACACCAACCACGACTGGTGCGGAGCCGACGAGATCGGCAAGCCGCCGATGCCGCCGCAGAAGCTACCTGCCATTGTGTGGGGGGAGAGCCTGCACGAGATTGACTACCCCGACACGCCCTCGCTACTCGACAACGCCATGCTGCCCGACAACGGGATGCTGTTCATACACGGCTGGAAGGGCGCTTACAAGAGCTGGCTGGCGTTCGACCTAGCGGTAGCCCTCGCCACTGGCACGCCATGGGGGTCTTTCGACACCACACAGCCTGAGTGCAAGGTGGTCGTCGTCCAGTTCGAGCTGCCCTTCGCCTACTACGCCGAGCGCATGCGCGGGCTGTCGCATAGGCTACCTGAATATGCGCGCGAGAAGTACAAGAACGTGGGTACATACAACCCGCTGGAGAAGATGAGGTTGGACATTTCCAACCAAAAAACACAGGATCACTTTCTGGAAGTGTTCACCAAAAACAAGGTGCAAGTTGCCATATTCGATCCGATCAGGAGGATGTCAGGTGCAAAGAGTCACTATGAGCAGGAATGGCAGAGCGCGGTTGTTGACTTTTCGACTCGTCTCAATCAGGCTGGAATTGCGGTTGTACTCACGCACCACGACGGCAAGGCGGCGGCCAGGCATGGCGGAGGTTCGATGCTGGATGCCTCAGCGGCCGACGCTATCGTTGGTGCGACTGACGCTTCGGTCAGCATCGCTCTCCCGAAGGGCGAGGACTGGGAGTCGAGCAAGAAGCGGAACCTGATCTTCTACAGCCGCAACGCCGAGACGCCTGCACCGCGCGGCTTCAGCATCGATGGCGACCAGATCGCCTACCACGACGAACCCTTCTACGGAGGAGACACGCCTGATGACGCACCCCCGATTTAATCCTTATCGGCTGCCTGCTGACCAGACTCCTCCCCCTTTAGGGGGGGAGTCGTCTCCTGGCGGAGCCAAGGGCTGGATGGCAGCCGTTGAGCACGGTCGAATCCCCGGCTGCCCCGTCCCCGGTGGCTCGTGCCTGCACTGTGACGACGACCACTGCCGGGAGCTGGTAATGTCCGGGATGGTGAGAGCATGAAGGTCATTCTGAGCGAGGAGTACGTCAAGAAGGGCGCGGCCCTGGCGGTCCCTGGCGCGTACTGGGAGCGCGGTGAGGGCTGGGTCGTGGACGACCCGACGCCGAAGGCCGCGTCCATCGCCATCGCGCTGTTCCCGGCCGTGCTGATGGACTACCCGGAGCTGGGGGACATGCGCGACCAGCTCTATGGCGACGCGCGGCCCGACGACTTCGCCACCAAGTACGGCGTCAAGCTGGCGTGGGGGCTGCAAGGCATCATGCCGTTCGACTACCAGGCTCTCGACACCGGCTACATTGCCGCGCAGCTCAAGCAGATCGGCGGCGGCTTCCTCGGGTGGGATCGTGGCCTCGGCAAGACCGCCGCGTCGCTGGCCATTGCGGCCGAGCTGCCCGCCAAGCGCATCCTGGTCGTGTGCGGCAACACGATGAAGCAGGCCGTGTGGGGCGACGAGATCGCCAATCTATGGCCCGAGGCTCAGGTGTCCGTCATACCCAACGAGAAGCGCAAGCGCGAGGAGTGGTTGGCGTATCACAGTGGAGCGATGATGACGCGGCCGGGTACCAATCCGCTCGTGTGCGTAGTCCACTACGAGGCCCTGGCGCTCATCGCTGGCGACAAGGGTCGGGGTAAGGGCTGGGACAAGCTGGGCGTGTGGGACCTGATGATCTTCGATGAGGCCCATCGCCTAGCCAACACGAAGACCCAGATGCACCGCGCCGCCATGAAGGCCCGCAAGCGTTCCAAGCACGCGCTCGCCCTGACCGGCACCGCCATCATGAACCGGGCCGACGACCTGTTCGGTCAGCTCAACTGGGTGTTTCCGAAGACCTACAAGGCCAAGTGGAAGGACTGGAACGACCGCTACCTGGAATACGTGCGAACGGATTACGGGATGGTGTGCGTTGGATTCAAGGTAGAGATGCTGGAGAAGCTACGCCGTGAGCTAGGGGTGTTCATGGTGTACCGCACCAAGAACTCCGTGCTCGATCTGCCGAAGCGCACGGAGGAGACGCGCATGATCGACCTATCGAAGAAGCAGCGCAAGGCGTACGACGAGCTGCGCGACCAGTTCTGGACGCAGCTCGACAGCGGTGAGGAGCTGTCGGCCTCGAACCCTCTCGCCCAGCTCAACATGCTGCGCCGTGTGGCGACCGGCCTCAGTGCCACCGAGTCACGGGTAGACGACAGCACGAAGCTGGACTTCTGCATGGAGCTGATCGAGGACAACGAGGACGAGGCGTTCGTCGTGTTCTCGTGGTACAAGGCGCCGCTGTACACTCTGTCGCAGCGCCTCGACAAGAAGGGGATCGGCCATCACATCATCACCGGCGACACCAAGCAAGTGGATCGTCCGCAAGCGGTCGAGGACTTTCAGGCTGGGAAGGGTCGAGTGTTCCTCGGCACGCTCTCGACACTGGGTGAGTCGGTCAATCTCCAGCGCGCCTCCAGTGCTGTCTTCCTGGATCGCGCTTGGAATCCTGCGGTTAACGCCCAGGCCGCTGACCGCATTTATCGGATTGGGCAAGACCGGCCGGTCACGATCACTCACCTGGTGGCTCGTGACACCGTGGACGAGCTGCGGGTGCAGCCGGTCCTGGCCTCGAAGGATGCACTCAGAAAGGCGGTGCTAGGTGCCGAGTGAACAGTACGTGCTGGTCAGCGACGTGATCCAGGCGGAGGATGCCGCCCGCCACGCGGGGTTGGTTTCGATCCGCGAGCAAGCGGGTACCATGGAGCTGAGGTTCAACAACGGCGTTCAGCTCGACATCCGAGCCGAGGGCGTCCAGATCATCGAGACGAAGGAGTGGAGGCCGTGAAGGCGAAGGAAGTGATCGAGCAGAACACGCGCGACATCGCACTGCTCAAGCGCGGCATGGCCGAGCTGAACGACAAGATCGACCAGCTCCTGAGCCGCGGCCTCGGTGACTACGACTTCGAGATCGACGTTGCCGGGGTGAGCGGAACGGCTACCTCCGTCGCCCAAAACGACGGGTCTGTGGGTTCGAATCCCACCCCCGGCACTGAGCCGGAAGTGAGCATGACCATCGGCGGCACCACCGAGGAGCAGAAGGAGGCATACAAGGCCTTCGTCGCCGCCAGGGAGCGCGCCGAGCAGGAGCGCAAGGGGTTGGTGGAGGAGGGCGACATGCGCGTCATAGCGCCGCCTAATGAGCAGCAGTACCTGATGCGCAAGAACCTCGCCGCCGAGATAGGCTGGGAGCACTGGACGCGCTCTGACGAGTACCAGTCCGACCCGCTGCCGGAGGCCGAGGCCGTGCACGCGTACATCGCGGGCGGCCCGATGTGGCTCGTCCACTACGACCGCGACTTCGTGAAGCAGCAGACGATGGCGACTCGCCAGCGGATGGTGCAAGACGTTATGCTCACAGACGTGGACGCCGCGAATGAGCTGAGTGCCGACATCCTCAAGTACGAAGACACCAACGACCCTAGCGTGGCGACAGACAACGCCAACGCCGCCTGGGACCAGTAGTGGACCTGTCGCGCGACAACGATCCGGTCGCCGCCCTGGCGAAGCGGCTCGACAGGATCGAGAAGCTGCTGAAGCCCGGGGGCCAGAAGCGCATCGACCCGGCCGTGCTCGACAAGGGAAAGCTGTCCAAGCTGGTCAGCTCGTTCGAGACCGACACCGAGTCCATCGGCCGAGGCGTAGTCACCGGCACGAACATGGCTGCCGACGCCATGCCGTGGCTGATTCAGGTACTGCCGCAGCACCCGGATTACGCCGAGAACGTCGGGCCGTGGGTGCCTAACTACGGCGCCGCAGGCGAGGCCTTCGGCGGCAATGGCTCCTCTGCCGGTGCGCAGTTCAACCGCGTCGCGTGGGACCTTCTGTTCAGCGCGGGCACGTACAGCTTGTCGCTCGTGTACAAGAAGCTGGCAAACGGCGGTATCATGACCTTCCAGCTTGACGACGAGACTCTCAGCACCACTGTCGATACGTACCTTGCGGTCACCCTGCCGAACCAGTTCGTCACCATCCCTGGCGTCCAGGTTCCGGTCAACGGTAAGAAGCGATTCCGCATCAGGATGGACTCGAAGAACGCCGCTAGTGGCGGCTACTTCGGGATCATCAACTCATTCCAATTCTGGCGCACAGCGTAAGGAGGACCATGGCAGCGAAAGATGAACTGACCGAGGCGGTCAAGCACTGGGACAAGCTGACGGCCAAGCGGGCCAAGGCTAACCGAGAGGCCAAGCTGATCTCGGCCGAGACTGCCGAGGCCAAGCAGGAGGTGGACCGACTGCTAGGCGAGCGCGGGCACGAGGGCGTTCGGGTTGGTGGGTCCGTCGTCAGCGTCTACGAGAAGACTCACTACTACGTACGGGAGGATGGCCGCGAAGCGTTCGAGCGGTGGGCCAAGAAGCAGGACGAGCAGTACCTAGAGCCCGTCCAGCGCGTGCGCGAGGAGACGCTCAACTCGAACATGCAGATGCTGGAGGAAGACGGCCAGCCGTTGCCTCCGGGCGTCAGCAAGTACACCGAGCGCAAGATCAGTAAGCGCAAGGCATGAGCTACAAGACCGTACACATGCGCGGCGGGCCGTACGACGGGCGTGAGGCTGCTTTCGCTACCGTCGGAGCTACGCTGTCGTTTCCACAGCCGCTGGAGGGCGGCGTGTACCGCCTGGATCATCAGGAGGGCGAGCACTACTACTACCGATGGCGTCCTGACGTGCCTGACTGGGAGGTACCGGAGTACCACCCGCCACCGCGCGTCGAAGCGTGGCTGACGCTGCCGCCCGGCGTGGTGGTGGCGCGCGACGATCCCGACTGGGAGCCGTACGACCGCTTCGCCTGGAGCCGTGAATGGATCGGCGTCCGGCGCCTAGACTCCGACGAGCGTTTTGTTAAGGAATTCGGACTAAAAACTGCGGTGGACTGGGGTCTGGTCCCATCGCCCTTCTCGTGGATCATGAAGGACGTGTTCTGCGACTCCATCCGCGATCAGATGCACGACGCCAGCAGGCTCCTATGGAGCGAGAACGAGGTGCCTACCACCAGCTTCACCGTGCCACTCAAGAAGAAGGACAATGCCGGACGCTAATGGTAAGATCAGGGGCATCACCGTGCCACGGCTATGGCCTGGCCATCGAGACTGGGAGGACAACGTGAGTGTAGTTCTGTTGCAGGCAGACGACTGGCAGGGGTTGTACGTGGACGGCAAGTTGGTGCTGGAGGAGCATCGGATCGCCCCGCGCGACATAGCTCAGCACACGCCAGGCTTCGAGGCACACTTCGTGACCGAGGAACAGGATCGCCTGATGTCTGAGAAGGGGATTGGGTTCCCGGAGTCGTTGGCCGAGGCGGTCTACGAGTGAACAAACACGGCCAGGCAGCCCGCTTCGCGTACAACCCGGAGGCGGTGTTGGCGTACCTCAAGTACCTTGACAACACGGTCGGGTACCTCGATGACGACGTGCCCGATCACCGCGTCGGGTGGACGGATGCCGTGCACGGTCGTACCGTGCGACGGTGGCGCTCCGCCAAGGGAATCACGGCCGCCGGACTCAATACGGTCCTGGCGTGCTATCCTGGTATTGGGGAGAAAGAGTTCGTCGCGTGGGCTGAGGCCAACGGGTACGCACCGATTCTCCGCAACCGTAAACCGTAGAGAGGAGCACACATGACAAGTACCGAACTGGCACCGTCCCTGCCCAACCCGGTGTATGCGCCGGAGGAGACCACCGCAGAGGACATCAGCCTGCCCCGCATCAAGGTCGGGGAGAACCAGTCGGATCGCGTCGGCAACAAGAAGGACCCGGTGTTCTACGGGGACATCTTCACCGAGACGAGCAACGACGATCCGTCGCCGACCGTCCTCGCCAAGGGTGGCGATGGCGTCGGAGACGTGACGGACCCGCCGATCCTGTTCTACATGCTGGCGCCCGTGCGGATCAGCTACTCGTGGAACGACAAGGACTCGAACGAGTTCGTCGTCGCAGGGTCCAAGGACCCGCGCACCATCGCCCAGCTCGAAGCGTTCGGGCACAAGGGCAGCGACAAGTGGATTCCCCGTAAGGGCTACAACCTGCTCGTTGCCCTGCCGGAGTTCCCGGACGAGTCCACCGCGCGGCAGGTGCCTTTCAAGCTGCTGCTCAAGGGGATGTCGTCGCAGGCGTACCGGCACCTCGACACAGAGCTGCGCAAGTCAGGCGCAGACGCCGGGGGCTACTGGAACATCCCGTTCCACCTCACCGCCAAGCAGTCGAAGAAGGGGACGTACAACTTCAACGTCTGGCAGGTGGCGAGGGCGGACATCCCGGACAAGCTAGCGGCGGAGTACCGGCCGTTGGTGGAGGGGTTGGTCGGACCGGCGTGCGACATCGCGCTGTCGGCCTCGGCCATCGACTCCACGTCCGCACCGGCCGTGGCAACCGACGCTCCGAGCATCGACTGATGCCGTCCAAGGTCTACAGCTCAGAGGACAAGGGCACCAAGGCATTCGCAGGTGAGAGTGTCTTCAACGACCCGCAGTTCGCAGTGTTCGATGTGGCGTTCCGTGAGTGGGGCGGTTTCCCTAGCCCGGACGAGAAGTACATCGTGGTAGACACCGAGAACGAGACGGCGTGCGTGGTTCAGGTGAACGGCGCAGACGCGGAAGTTGCCTCGCTATAGATGCCTAAGCTACCCGACAACTCACTCGGCTTCGACACCGAGACGCTGGGCCTGCGGCCCTACCGAGGGGAGACTGCGTTCCTCGGTACCTGGGCCGACGAGGACAAGGAGTACGTCGGGCCGCTCGTAGGAGAGCGCGCTGACGAGGGCAGACCAGCCTACGTCAGCGCGCTCCAGAGCGCCGACTGCCTCGTAGCGCACAACCTCAAGTTCGACGCGCACCAGACCGCTGTGACGGTGGGCGAGAACATCTTCGAGTACGGCTGTGAGCTGCACGACACGGACCTGATGTCGCGCGTGCTGATGCCCGAGGGCCAGCGCAAGGACCGTGGGGGCCACGGCCTCAAGAACCTTTCGACGGTGTTCCTGCGCGCGGATGCGAAGGACGCTGAGGACAAGATCAAGGAGATCGCTAAGAACGTACTAGGCCGGAAGTCGCTGAAAGAGGGTGGGGCCTACTACGATGTGTGGCGCGCCTACCCTGATGCGATGGAGCAGTACGCACTGCTCGACGCGCGCTACACGTACGACCTGGCGAAGCAGTTCCTGCCTCAGTTCGACAACGACGCACGGCTGTGGGACCTGTACAACCTGGAGCGCGACGTGCAGCGTGTGCTCTACTACGCCGAGGCAAAGGGCGTGCGGGTGGACCAAGAGGCCGTCGAGCGAGTGGACAAGGAGTACGTCGGGCGCTTGGCAGCGGCCCGCGACCACTGCAACGAGCATCTCGGCTTCATCCCCGAGGGCGAGGGCAACGAGGAGCGCCTACGCGACGCGCTGCTGAAGGCAGGCGTGGAGCTGACGGAGGAGACCCCAACCGGCGACCTGGCTACCAACGCCCGCGCACTCGCCCGCTTCAAGGACAACCCGGCCGTCAGCGCCCTGTTCGAGTACCGGCGCGTGCTCAAGTTCATGACCACGTACATCGAGCCGCTGATGGAGGTGGACGTGGTGCACCCGGACTTCCAGCAGGCGGAGGCGTGGACCGGCCGCATGAGCTGCCGCAACCCGAACATGCAGAACCTGCCAAAGCGCAGCGACAAGGCCGACGCCACCGAGTTGCGCATGCGCTCGATGTTCGTGCCGCGCGAGGATCACTACTTCGTGGTGGCCGACTACAAGAGCATCGAGCCGCGCATCCTGGCGTGGTACCTGGGTGTGCCGGACTACCGCAAGGTCGTGGACGAGGACCGCACCTACGAGCTGGCGTGCGCCGCCGCATGGGGCCACCTCAGTGAGGAGCACGCCGACCCGGACTCGTACGCCAAGGGCGGGCCGCTGGAGGAGCTGCGCGGGGTTGGCAAGCTGATCTACCTGTCCATCTGTTACGGCGGAGGTGGCGGCGTCGTACGCGACAACATCAACCAGAACGCGCCGCCCGAGTACCACCTCGACCTGGATTGGGTGAAGGACCCCACCAACAAGTACGACACGCCGCACGACTCGCAGGAGCTGAAGAAGCGGATCGTCGCCAGCATCCCGGGCTTCGGGACCTGGAACAGCGGCCTGCGTGGGCGCGTCGAGGGCAAGATCAAGAACGAGGGCTTCGTGCGCACGCTGCTGGGCCGCAAGCAGATCGTGGACCCGGACAAGAAGTACGTGGGCCTGAACGCGCTGATCCAAGGGTCCGCCGCCGACATCATGAAGAAGGCGGCGGTGAACCTAGACCAGCTCGAAGGGCAGCCGCTGCTGTTCGTCCACGACGAGGTGGTCATGGAGTACCCGAAGGACTACGACCCGCAGAAGGCGCAGGCCGAGGTGATCGAAGCGATGGAGAGCGCCTACGACCTGGACCCGCCGCTGCGCGTCGATGCCAGCGTCACGGAGGTGAGCTATGCACACGCCTAATGGGGTACAATCAGGTCATGAGTCTCGTATGGGTACTTCTGATCATCCTGTTGGTGGTACTGATCCTGGGCGTAGGGTCGCGCGGCCGCTGGTAAGCCGGTACCGCGTAGTCTTCTTCGACCCAGGCGACCGCCGCACCGGCGTCGCCACTGCCACCGTGTCACCGGGACGCCTGACCAAGGTCAAGGCGTTCGTCATGGACCCTAAGGAGGCCGTGCTGTGGCTGGCCAGCCAGCAGGGTCTGGCGCTGGCGCTCGCGCACGGCCAGGACCGTGAGTTCGACGTGATCGGCTACGAGACCTGGCGCCCGCGCCCAGTGAACGGCTCGATGGACTGGATTCAGGGCAACCCTCTGATCGCTGCCGGAGGGGTGCACCAGATCAGGCTGCTGGGGTGGCTCAGTGGCGCGACGCTGCGCGGCCAGGGGCCGGACATGAAGGCTGCGGCCTTCGAGCAGATCGACTCCGGCATGCCCGGCACGGCGATCCTGAAGCGTCGCATCCGCAGCTCCAACGAGCAGCACGACAAGGACGCGCTCGCGCACTTGTGGGCGTACTACCGCGACCACTGGAGGAACTCATGATTTGCTGGCATTGGTGGCGGTTCTCGTATAGTGGCGCGGTCTGCGTGAAGTGCGGGAAGCGTCGTTGATGGCTGACCTAGCGATCATCACGCTGGTGGAGACGGACGAGGGCACCATCCTCATCCAGACCAAGTTCGACCCTCCCATGTCGCCTGACCGGGAGGACTCACCGCTGGCCGACGCCGCGTGCGTAGCCATCGGAGCTGTAAGCAACTGGGCCGCAGGACTACCACACGACGAAACGGAGGACTAATGCCAACCACAGGGCTGAGCGGTGACCGGAAGTCGTACGTCCGCGTCGAGAACAACATCTACGAGACGGTCACAGGCCTGTACCTGGCCCGGCTGCGCTCACACGGTCACGAGAGCACGGTCTACTGTGAGACGCTGGAGGAGGCGCGCAATGCGCTGGCGGGCATGGTCACCGCGACCCGCAACCGGCGCGCCACCGAGGGCTGGTTCGACGTGGTGAAGGAGGACGGCAACGAGTGGATTGACACCCCGCCGCAGGCGTCCACGGCCATACTCACCAAGCCACGTCAGGCACGCGAGGCGCGTGAGCGCGCCTTTATGCTACAGGAGCGCTTTAAGAAGGCTGTCCACCGTCTGCCGCCCGACTGCGTGGCGGAAGCTAAGGCCGGAGCAAGCCTATCGGCGCTCCAGTACGGCACCGGCCAGGTGCTCGTTAAGCGCGCGCTGCGCGGCCTGGACGACCTCCCGGCGTTCCTGATTGTGCCGACCGAGCCACACCCTGACCACAAGGCAGCGGTCGAGTCGCTGGGCGTGAAGGTCGTCGTTCCGTGACGGTCGGAGACACCGTAGTCGAGACGTACTCCGGCCGCTGGGTGGACGTGTACGACCCGCAGCCCGAGACGATCTGTCTAGAGGACATCGCCCACGCGCTCGCCAACACGGCCCGCTACGGTGGCCACACGAGACACTTCTACTCCGTGGCAGAGCACGCGGTGTATGTGTCGCGGCGGTTGGAGCGGCTCACGAACCACAAGGAGCTATGGTTCGTTGGCCTACACCACGACGACGCCGAGGCGTACTTGTGCGACATCCCCCGTCCGCTCAAGCCGCTGCTGGGGCCGGAGTACGCAGAGCTGACCAAGAAGATGGACGCCGCGATCTTCACCGCTATACACATACCGTGTGTATTGGAGGACCCGCTCGACTACGAGGTAATCAAGGACGCAGACAACTGGGCGCTGTTCGTGGAGGCACGTCACCTGCTGCCGTCCAAAGGCAAGAAGTGGAACCTACAGCCCAATTACAGGATCGTCACCCCGACCTGGTTCGAGGGTGGCATGAAGCCTAAGAAGGCGGAGCGCGAGTTCCTGGCCCGTCACCACTACCTGAGAGGAGTTCTCGATGACACAGCAGACGCTGCCTGAGGGCAGTGAGGATCGTAAGGGTGTGCCGCTGGCAGAGGGCTGCCTGGACTACTTCCCGGCCGCGCTGGCCGAGGTGGCACGAGTGTCGAAGTTCGGCAACGACAAGCACAACCCCGGCGAGCCCATGCACCACGCGCGCGGCAAGTCGATGGATCACGCCAACTGCATCGCCCGCCACTTGGTGGACCGAGGCCTGCGTGATCCGGACACCGGCATGCTGCACACGGCCGAGCTGGCCTGGCGCGCACTTGCGCTGCTCCAGGAGGAGCTGGAGGCTGCCGGTGCGCCGCTGGCGCGCGGTGCCAAGCTGCCGCCCGAGACAGAC